CGCTGCCCAGGCATCCTCTTCATTGTAAATGGTGTCGATGCAGGAAGCAATCACACCAAAAGTTTTCTCAACGTTTGAAGTATCTTCAGCGATAAAGTTGTTATCAATGAATTGGGACAGAGAAGGATACTTCATCCTCATTCTAAGTTTATCGTCCAGAATTACCTCAGGATTATGATCATCTTGCTTGTGAACTTTGATGTCATAGATAGAAATCTTGACTGGGACCTCAGTGATCTCGTCGTCGGGAGCAATGACGTTGACTTCAATCTCCTCACCAACTGACTTACCACGGATCATCAGGAACAGATACTCAATGTCAAACGTGGGAAGAGTTTCTACATTGACTCCTGGTGTCAGGATACATGCTTGCAATACATTCTTAATAGCATGAGTAATCTCATTATTATCCTGACTCTCCATCGCAAGGACCAGAAGTTTCTCTTCCTTTACGACAAATGGTCTGATTTCAATTTCCTTTTCGGTTGAAGGCAACTCAATCTTGTACGATGGAGTGGCAATTCTAGGTAAAGCCATAATTCTTGATACAATTCAGGTGTTTTATTTATTAGGGTTTAGTACAGTTCTAATCCCTGTTTAGCAATTCTCCTCTCTTCCGCAACCAGTCTCCTATCTTCTGGGGTTATGGTATTCTTCTTAAATGAAGTGTCAGGATTTACTTGTGGTTTAGGGGGGTTTGGATCTTGTTGCTGTTGTCGTCTTTGTTGGTCTTGTTGTGTCTGCTGTTGTTGTTGCTGCTGTGGTGATTGATTTTGCTGTGCTGATTTTCCAGGACCATTAGCACTGCCTTCTCCAGGAACAAGATCCAAGATGTATCTATCGTAAGCAAAGTCAACTGTGCATTTCAGCAGGTCACTTGGTCCATACGACACCGACATGGAACTCAAGTTGATTGGGAAAGCATTTTTGAAAGTATATGTTACTGTTTTATTCGATCCAGAGACACCAGCAGGCATTATGTCATTTGAATAGTCCTTATTGAACTTCAAGAGATGGATGTCGCACTTATAATCTGTTGGGTATCTGAATCTGGTGAACGCAGCTGGAGATTCCATACCAGAAATATATGGACCTAACCCTTGTGGTCCATGGATATAGTGCATCCAAGTCTCTAAGATTCTAATGGTTTCATAACTCGTATCAACATAAAAAGTACAGTTCAAATCAGAGAAATCTCTACGATATGCCTGCTTAGATGTTATACCATGATATGTAGTGTCAGTAGCAGTAGAAAAACGAGACCCAGGCAGTGAAGTGCTCTCGCACATGACATTCATGTGTTCTACTTGAGCTCTTTGTCCAAATGGAAATTTGGATAGACCAGACATGCCCAGTTGATACTGAGCAGTCAGTGCTACCGAGCCCATCTTATTGACAAACTGACTGATACCACCGCCTTGATATGCTACCTTACCGTTAGCCATCTAAATAAGAATAGTGTTCCCATATTATGTAGGCTATGAGTTACAAGGGAAAGTTCCGTCCCAGTAATTACTTGAAGTACAAGGGTGATCCAACTAATGTTATTTACCGTTCCTTGTGGGAACTTAAATTCATGAACTGGTGTGACCGCAATGAAAATATTTTAGAATGGGGATCAGAAGAGATCGTAATCCCATACATCTCTCCCGTTGATGGCAGAGTTCATCGTTACTTTCCTGACTTCTACATCTCTCTCAGAAATACATCTGGAAGACTGCAGAAATATATCGTAGAGGTCAAACCTCTGAAGCAAACGATGCAACCCAAGAGACCAAAGAGAAATACCAAACGGTATCTCACTGAGTCTGCCACCTATGCTGTAAACATTGCGAAGTGGAAAGCAGCGACTGAGTTTTGTAAAGATAGACTATGGAAATTCAAAATCATAACTGAAAAAGAACTAGGTCTATGAATCGGATCAGGCAACATAAGAAAGACTTGATAGCAATGAGAGATCCCGACGATAAAATGTTGGCTCTCATGGAAATTCTTGGTGAAAGTGAACTTGTACCCGAAAGACCTGGTGCTTATTATACATACTTGTATAGACCAAAGACTCCTAACATCACATACGATGAATATCCTCTGGTTGTCATCACATCTATTGAGCAGTGGGGATGGAAAGGATTTAACTTTCATTGGAGAAGATCTAGAAACTACACGTTCCCAGAAGTATCAGGAAAAATGATGAGAGTTGATGAAGAAGAACTTCTTGACTTACTTGATATCAACTACGCAAAATTCGATAGAACCTAAACCCCATGGCAGCATCAGGAGACAGGAGTTCAACAATTACTCTAAAAAATGGAAAGACTGTCAAAGTCAACACCAATCTTGACAATGGTCAAGGGACTCTGACGGATTCTCAGGGTAGAAATATTGGTACGATTGGACCTGGAGGAAAAATTTCTTTCAGTGGTGGAGATAGCAATGCTCAGAAAGAATTGATGGGGTTGAGTGGTTCTAGAAGTAGATTCTTGAACAAAGAACTCAACGCTCAGGTAAAACCATTAGCAGAGAATGAGAACAAAGCAATTCTTCAGAAGAATGCTAGCAACGCTCAGCTATTGAACCTGAGGGACATGGGATATAGTGGTATTGATCCAGATAATTTGCCAGGTAATCAGTCTTCAAACTCACAGTCAGCTCCCAAAACTAATTCACAGTCACAAACATCACCAAATTCAGACTCAATACCAACAACACAGCAACCCAACTCATCCTTTAGTCAGGGAAACTCAGCATCAGGAAGCATGAGATTTCCTACGATTCAACCAGTTGATTTGGACTTTGTTATCTTCAAAGGATTTGAATATGCTCCTCTCCCTGCTGCTGGTGCTCCTGGAGGGTTTGGTTCTGGAATGTTATCAAGGATGTCAGAACGTTTGATTGATGGTAGCGAAAAGTTTGCAATTACTCTACCAATCCAACAGAGCGTCAATGATACAAACGCTGTAGGATGGGGTGAGGATAAGTTGAACTTTGTTCAAGCAGCTATTGGTGGTGGTCTCACTGAATTGACCAAGGCAGTTGGTGGTGCTGATGGTGATCCAGGAGCAGTGTTCGATAGTGTTGCAGACACTGCTTCAAATGCAGCAAATGATCCAAACGTAAAACAATTTCTTGCAACTAGAGTAGCAAAACAAGCCATTGGTTCTGATCTATTCACTAGATCTACTGGCATGGCTGCCAACAACAACTTGACATTACTGTTCCAAGGTCCATCCCTCAGAGGATTTGCCTTTCAATTCACCCTGACTCCAAAAAATAAAGAAGAGTCAACAGAGATCAAGAAGATCATCAGGGCATTTAAGCAGGGAATGGCACCTGGAGTTGGAGCAGCGGGACTGTTTCTTCAGTCTCCAAACATCTTCAAAATTGAATACAGAAACGCAGAGGGTCAACCGCACCCATACTTGAATAGATTTAAACCACTAGCACTGACTGATATGGCAGTGAACTACACTCCAAACAATCAGTATACTACATATGAAGATAGTGGAATGATTCAGTATCAATTAAATCTTACATTCAAGGAGATTGATCCAATCTTCCGTGAAGATTATGATGATGGAGAAGGACAACGAGGCATGGGATTCTAATGGGTTATTTCAAACAACTACCAAACTGGATGTATACATCCAGACTCAAATCTAAAAACTCAGATTATGATTTCGTTGAAGTAAAGAACTTTTATCGCAGAGCAAAAGTTCGTTCTGACTTCTTCGACAGATTTACAACGTTTGAGAAGTATCAAATCGTCGGTGACGAAAGACCTGACAACGTTGCGAAGACTGTTTACAATGATCCAGAACTGGATTGGGTTATTCTGACGGTCAATAATATTATGAACCTTAATACAGAGTGGCCATTACCACAAGCATCCTTTGAAAGATTTTTACTTCAGAAGTATGGGACGATTCAAGGATACAATCAAGTCCATCACTTTGAAACCGAAGAAGTAAAAGATTCCAGAGGAAGAGTTATTCTCCCTGCTGGAATCGAAGTAGATGCAGATTATGAATTTACCTACACTGATGGTGACACTGAAGTATTAGACAGCGATGTTACTATCGAAGTAACAAACAAAGATTATGAGATAAGAATTCAGGATGAACTTAGAAATATCTATGTGTTAAAACCAATTTTCTTACAGACATTCTTGAATGATGTCGAAGAAATTATGGAGTATCCCAAGAAAACTACCTCATATATTGGCAGTAGGTTGAAACAAGGAGGTTCCAGACCTACTGATTACTAATCAACGCGGACTCTGACACCAAACCAGAAGTGATCATGATGGTCATGATAGTCATGGTCATGATGATCATGATGGTGCCAGATTCCACAGTTAGGAATTCTCGTTACCTTCCTTCTCTTCTGACGACCATGAGGACTCATCCAAGTGGTCGTTTTGATTTTCTTGCAGTGCTTCCAATCATACTTGGTTCTGGTCCTCTTGGTGTTTTCCTCGATCGCACCCCAATCATGGTAATGATAGTAGTTACGAGGATGGGCAGAGGCAGCAGGTGCTGCCATGACTAACCCAAAGAAAAGAAGTGGTAAGAGTTTCATTGGTCTATGAGGCTGGGTTTGCTCAACTGTTAGCAAGATTCTGGAAGTAACTCAGAGCATCTTCCTCATCCGCATCAGTGGTTTCTGCTACGGGTTCGGGTGCTTTGGACTTGAAGTCAGGGGTGAATGAACCACGACCCTCACTCTCATCCTCAAGTTCTTCATCGATCACAGGACGAGAAGTCCGTTGACCAAGAACCATCTTCAGTCGCTTGTCAAGTTCATCATAGGTCTTGAACTGCGATGCGTCAACAATCTCAGCGAGACTGTATTGCTTCTTCCAGATTGCTTCCAGAGCATCATCATCGTCAAGGAGGGGAGCAGGACGGGCAAACTCAGATGAGTCATAGTTCCAGTAACCTGCGACCTTCTTGATCTTCAGTTTGAAGTCAGCACCTTGCCAGAAGTCGAAGGGGTTGATGGGTTCTTCGTCTTCAAACTCAGGTTGCATTGCTTCCATGATCTTGTCGAAGATCTTTTTGCCGAACTTGTAGAGGAAGACACCACCCTCATTCTGAGGATTGGTAGGATCTTTCACCACATAGATGTTGGCATAGTAAGAAAGTTTGCGCTTCTGCTTACGGGCAGTTTCTTTGTCAGCGTCACTACCACTGTTCCAGAGTTCACGGTTGTACTCAGAGACAGGATCCTTACCACCAGTGGTGGTCAGAGAGTTCTCAATGTACCAACCACCAGGACCTTGGAAGGCATGGGAGTACATCTTGACCCAGGGGAGTTCTTCGCCGTCAGGAGCAGGCAGGAAACGGATGACGGCATAACCATTGCCAGTCTTGTCCATTTCAGGTTTCCAGAGACGGTCATCGCCTCCAGTTTTGGTGCTCATTTTCTCAACTTCCTTGACCAGTTTAGAGGTCAGGGAACCAAGAGAAGATTGCTTCTTAAGATTTGCAAAAGACATTTGGATTACCTCGGGTTGTTTGGATTTGGCTTGTGTGTACTTCGTAAGTGTATCAGTCAGTGTCCACCATGTCAAGCTGTACTTTCAGGTTGCTGATCATTTTATCCATGTTGGAAAAAATTACAGACATATCAATGTTGGGTGGCATACCCATCATAACAGCTGACTTCAGGATATTCTCCTTCATCTGGACAGCTTCTGGATCGTCACTCAGAGAGAGTCTAGTGTATAAGACCCTCTGTTTCTCAAGCAGACGTTGGAGAAGTAGGATATGTTCCTTCTTCTCGTCCATAGTCATGCTAGGAAAAGCAAAGACGTTTTGATAAACATCCTCTTGCAGTTCCTGTATCTCTGTCATCTCTGCTCTGACAACTTCTGAATCAAAAAAGTTCATTGATCCTCTACTAACACGTCCTTTAAAATTTTTCTATAACGAAATACATCGATATTTAGAAACTTATCATACTTGGAAATTTTCAAAGATACTAATTTCCATACAGGGTCATCGATCTTCTTATCAAAGCGAGACTTATATCCAAGTATTTTGTTTAGAATTAGCATGGTCTCAAGAGACAACTTGCCCTGTAAGTGTGCTTTCAACACTGGAGGATGGTAGCTGCTGTCCTGTGAGAACATGCTGTCGAAATCTTTATCTGAAAAGACTTCTTCGATCTCATTCTTGAAAGAGTATGAGAGACTCTGAATTTTTTTCTGCCACTGTCGATGAACCTTATCACCCTCTCGCATCAGTTCTACGATGTAAAGAGTCTGAGGATCATTACAAGAGGCAAAGTTTGCAACAAAGAATTCTTCAATCTCTTTGTCATTCTTCTGGCGAGACAGTTTCTCAAAGAAGTATCTGTCTTTTCTTTTATAGAAAGAACTAAGAGAAGCACGACTGGAACCACAGTATTTGTGGTAGTCATACTTCTCTTTAGTGAAATGATTTTTTATTGCCAGAAACTTTTTGTAGCAATCAAAAGGCATCATTACAATGGCAGGCGGGCACGACTTGTTCTCTTCAGAAAGTTGAGTTCAATTGCGTTGTACTTAATTTTTTCCTTGAGTGGTTTGGAGATCAGTTTAGATACGGAATCAAAGTCAATCTTGTTTTCCTCACAGTAAAAAACTACAGCATCGATGTAGTTCATCTCTGGATTCTCTTTGATAACTTTCTCGATCTCTTGTGCAAATCGAGCTGGACAGAGAAACTTCTGTTCCAGAACCTTATCTAGTTCATTCTCCATTTTGGTTTGAAAGATTGTGATTGACAAATTCTTTTATATAACGAACTAGAAGTTTAATATACTCGTCTTTGTTCCTTTTGTCAAATACTTTTACCTCACCTCCAGGAGTAACCATAAGAGTAATGAGTTTCTTGACTGGAATACCAGTCATCTCATAGTACATGCAAGCGTATGCAGTCTCTTGAACGAAGTAGTTCTCTAACCACTTCTCTGGTTTGATCTTTTCTGAAGTCTTAAAGTCAATGACTGCCAGTTCTCCTTCGTACTCACCAATGCAGTCTACTCTCCCTGCCAATCCAAGATACTCAGAGAACAGAGTACGTTCGATGGCATGGATATTATTTATCTTATCAAGTTCTTCTTTCGCATGATGAAACATGAACTGGGTAGCAGGACGAAATTCATTCCAGTCCAGTTCAAGATTCATCAGATACGCTTGGGCAGCCTCATGGAAATCTGTACCACGCGCTGTTGCCTTCTTCGTAATTCTGTTAGCTTCCTCTTCTCCAACTCGCTTTCGCCAGTTGATAAAAATCTGGCGGTTATAGAAAGAAGTGACAGAAGTAATAGAAGGCACCCAATCCCCATTTGGGACTTGATAGAGTCTACATCCAGGAGTTTCTTTTTTGTTGAGTTCAATGTCACCGAGATAATTATGATGAATAAAGTTCATTAGATGTTCAAGGCAATTTTGTTCATGAGATATTCTTTGACCAATCCAGAACGAACAATGTCCTCGATACCAAATTCAATAAGTGAGAATGATGGCATGTTCCTGATGATTCTAAGGAAGTCAA